TTCTGGAGCTGTTGGATCTAATTCTTTAATAATTTTGGCCTTATCTTTATTAAATTCACCCGCAATAGCTTGTCTAGTATTATTTAATTGAACGTCTGTAATTTCAGGATACTTAGCAAGCATAAGTGATTTAAAATATTCAACTTTAGAAAGTACTGGATTAGACGTCCTGAAATATTCTTCTACTATGTACCATGCTTTCCATCCAAACGAGTATAATTTTTTACTATTTGCAAGCCCTATATGAGCCACTATAAAGGCATCAACCTTTGGATAGAGCTTTACTATCGCACTAACAAAAAAGCCACCCACAAGACCTAGTATAACCGTTTGTATTGCTGCTATTACCTGAGTATTATTCATTTGATAAATTCCCCCTTATTTAATATATTTAGAAGCTACAAAACCACCATGAGCACCAAAGTATATGTTCGACCAACCGTTAGGATAATTCTTACCAATTTTAACTACGGCACCCTTTTTAAGAGTTCCAATAATTTTAAAAGTGGTACCTTGTCCACTTCTCACATTTAATGTAGTAGCATTAACTACACCACTTGTAGTAGTTGCAACTGGAGTTAGTGGAGTCTTTGAACTTATAGAGTTTATGACTTCATTTACAGGATAGTTTTTCCCTGGACAATCTGTAGAACTATACTTTTTATGTGGTCCTACTTCTTTTATATCCGGAAATGATTGCATTAGGTATTTGCAAAGTATAATGATTGCATTTTCCTGAGCCTTTAACATTGTATCTACCATGAAATTACCTTCTGCTGCAACTCCTATACTCTGTGAATTCTGGCCATAACAATTAGCACCTACTGCCCAAGTTGGTCGCATAGCATAGGTGGAACCATCTTTACGCACGTAATAGTTATAACCTGACATAATCATAGGATCATTTTTATTTGTTATCTCCATTTCATTAAGTTGCTGAGGTGTTCCATTAAAAACTGGATGATGAAGTATAATTTTGTTTGGTTTATTACCTTTAGTAAGTGTACCGTTTTGTCTTAAAACTGGTGCTTGTATAAACATTTTTATCCCCTCCATTTTAATAGTGTATTTAAATACATTAATCCGTTTGTAATTACGAACACAATAAATACACCTAGCATTGACCGCAGTGTCCACATAATAGCCTTTAAATATAATTCTTGTCTAATATTAATTATTTTTATTGATGATATTTCCTCAGCCATTTTTTCTTGTTTTAAATCTCTAGCTTCCTCATGCTTTTCAATTAGATCTATTCTTACCGCATTTCCTTCCTCACCCATATTTTATCGCTTCCTTTAGTTCTATTACATTTTTTACTCCCTAAGGTATTAAGGTTGCCCCAGGGAGTGTTCCTTACTTAGATTAAAGTTGTGTTCCTGTCATAACTGACATCCACCATGTATACCAATTCCACATATAAATCACCACTTTTCATAAATTTTTATATAAAAAAGGCACCCTATTATTTAGGATGCTTTCTTATTTTGTTTCTTTATTTTATAATCATCTATTCCCTTGATATATTCCTACTCCTATTGCTATAATTATTGCTAATCCATATAAAACCCCAAAAATATCAAATACAATATCCAAACGTAAAATACAAAATGCTATAAGTAACAGTAAAAAGAAATAACCCACACTTTTCATTTTTATCTCCTTTATTTATCAAATGGATTTAAAACGGTCTTTTTCTTTCTAGCCTTTGCACGTTTAACAGGTGCATTTGCTGCTTCTTGTAATAATGGTTGCAACTTGTCTCGTTGCTCCTTAACACTTAAATTACTTGTTGTTATTTGTGTAACTTCTTTTCTTAGAGCTGTAGCTTGTTTTGAAGTATTTTTTAACAAACTAGCACTAATAGCCTTAGTAAACTCTGTGGTTGGCATTGATGTATTTTGAGCTTGTATTCTAAGATCACTTAATTGTGCCCTCATATCTACATCTGAAATAGTAGAAGCTTTACTTTGGTCTTTAATTGCAGTTACTTTTTGTCTTAATGCCTTGGCTTCATCACCATTATTGTCTTTTAAAACTGCACTTATAGAATCAAGTATCTTTCCGTTAGGTTCATTTCCAATATCTGCATTACTTGATTTCGCCAAGTCTACCATTTGCTGTCTTATTACTCTGGCCTTTGTATCGTCTCCAGCTTGTGAAGCTACGGTTGCTGCCTTAACCATATCAGACATTTTAGTTGCATTTTTAGATAATGCACTTCTAGCATATTCTTGATCTGTAGTTATTGAAGGATCAACATTATTCGTAAAGTTGTTGTCTGCTGCTACTTTAGTTGCTTTATCTAAGTTATCGTAAAAATCCGTAACATCTTGATTGCTATATAACGGATCCGCAGTAAAACTTGTTTCAATAGGTTTTAGCAAATTACTTTTAGTATCTCCTGTGTAGTTCTGTTTTGTTGCCGCTGGAAGTCCTATCTGTCCTATAACTCCAGTATATGATTTAATTATATAATCTATTTTCTTAGGAGATAAATTGGTTAGCTCTCCAAACTTCTTAGCAATTTCAGAAGTAGTTTCATCATATTGTAGTGAAGGTGATCTATTTTGTAATGCTTGCGATACTATTGTTCTACCTGCAAAGTCTTTATTTGCTCCCAAGCCACTTATTATAGGACTTAATAAATTATTTTCAAGCGGATTGGTTGGTGCAAAGTTTGTTGCTATTGTTCCATTAAGTCCTCCAAAACCTTTGAATGCGTTTGCTTCACCATTATTTGCTCTTAATAATCTTTCGGCCAAACTACCAAATACAACTCCTATTTCACGTGATTTAGGTATTTTAGTAAATGTGTTCCCCCCAGGATTAGGAAACAAATAATAATTATCTTTTGTCCTGTTGTCTAAAGCTTGATAATTAGGATTATCTTTATTCATGTTATTTAATACCATTGTTGGTATTGTAACACTAATTAAACCTTTTGCTACCGTTCCTACTAGATGGTCTTTGAATTGTCTTACTATTTTATCTAAGCCTTGAACACTTGCATTTAAGTAAGGAACACCACTATCAATAGCCTTTGTTAAGTCTCCGCCTCTTGAAAAGTTAGTAGTCAACTCATTTGCATCATATAAAGCCTTATCTATACTATTACCTTTTTTAAGTGAGTTTTTATATTCTGCAAGTCTAGGTGTAGACTCTACTGTATTATTTATTTTTTCAATACCTCGACTTAATTTAGTAAATACATTAGTTTTCTTAGTTAAATTTTTTAAACTCTTTGTAGCATTATCTCCGTTAAAATCAAAGTTAGATCCACCGCCCCCAACTGAATTATATTGCTGAGCTGTTTCGTTATTAGTTAATAAATCTTTAGCGGCTTTAATATAGTTTATACCGAATTTAACCGGATTATGTTCACTACCATTAACATATGCTGAAGGTAAATCTCTTGCCATATTTCTTACAGTAAATAGAGGGTTCTTCGTAGTTATTAATGCTTTATAAGGATTAGTTATTTTCTTCATAGCATTTTGATACGGATGATCTCCACCCTTTTGAAATCCTTCAAGTGACTTTAATAAGTTTATGTCGTTTATTTGAACATTAACTTTTTGTCCTTTATCTAAAACAGTAACTACATTATTAACGTTAGGATTAACTTTTTGATCTTCTGGAATAACTTCTCCCCATTTTTTCATACCTTCAGGATTGGCTTGTATATCTTTAAGCATAGATTGAGCTACATCATTATTAGTTGCACCTCTAACAGTACGATTAATGGTATTCATTACAGACTCATAAGGATCAACTATATCTCTACTTGATGTATTAGTTGAAAGTTTTTTAACAGGCATATTCTGACCTGTGAATCCCTTTCCATTAGTAGCAGGATTAACACCCTCAATATCCGTAAAATCTCTGTTAGTAGGAAGATAGTTTTTATAAGTCTCATTCAAGTTTTTCCATAAATCATCTGAAATTAAACCTGACTTATTACCATACTCACCCATGAATTTATTAATCCATGAAGTAAATTCTTTCCCTTTGGCCTCAAACTCTGGATGATCTTGTAATATTTTCAGTACTGCCTGGTGTGATTGACTTGCTGAAAAATTACTATCTATAGCTTTATCTTCAATACTTCTGTCTATATTATGATTTTGTAATAAATAATTTATAAAATCTGTCTTATTTTTAGGCATTGATTGAACTAACTTTTTGAATGAAACACCAATAATATTTTTACCTGAACTATCCCTTAAGCCTTGATCCATAATATGACTAACTTTTGTACTTACATTAGCGGCATTAGTAGCTTTTATATATGTTTCACTATCTCCACCCTGCTTATTAGCATCTTTTGAAAAGTCTGAAATAGCTTTATTTTTATCTACAACATGAGTATAAAATTTATTTAATCCGTTACCAATTTTAGTTATTAATCCTGTTTTTGCTTTTTTATCTCCTGAAACAACATTCATAGATAACTTAGTAGGTACTTCACCATCTTTTAATGGTTCTGCAGAAACTTCATCTCTCTGAGTTTGTCTGATTTCTTTCTGAGAAACTTCTAAATTATTATTAATAGGTGTAGGTTTTTCTATTTTAACATTTGAATAACTTGTTTTTTCAGGATTTTCTATATTATTAATTAATGATTTATAATTTTCATTAGCTGGCACATCAAATTGACCATCTTGATAACCATAAATTAATCTATCATGTATCTTCATTTCAATCTTTTTAGAAAGTGCATCCTTACCTGTACCATTTGCTATTTTATCAAGAGAATCACTAATTTCCTGATAAGTAGCTTTATGCTCATCTAAAATACTCGCAATAGTTGGTGTAGATACTCTAGGTGTATTTCTTCCTACATTATTACCTAACTCATCCTGATTTAATTCAAACCCACCATGTTTAGTACTATCTAACTCACCTTTTAAAATCTTAGCTTCATTTTGGATATAAATTGAAGTCTCTGGATGAAGTGTTTGATATGCTTTTATTTTCTGATTACCAACATTTTCAGTTGTTCTTTGATCCATATTTAACTGATCTTTTGTAGTGTTCTTAAATACTTGTTTCATATTCTCACCATCAGCTTGTACGGTCGCCTGATGTTCTCCATCTGCTTTATAAATAGTAGCGTTATATGTTCCATCACCGTTAATAGAATTAATCTTTCCACCTTCATTATTTAGCAGAAATTCATCATTAGGTTTATATTGAATAACAGGCTTTGTGATAGCTTGTTTAATAGAAGGTATAGCCTTTACAGGAACATTAGTATTACCTTTCTTTATAACTGTTTCAGGTGTAAATTTAGGCTCAATTTTATTTCTTGTTCCTAAATCTGCATTACCAATTATCTTATCTATACCTAAATTATTAACCGCTTTATTTAATTGGAAATTTCCTTCTTTTAGGCCACCTAAAGCACTACCAAATAATGCTCCTTGTGCTGCTCCTGATAATGCAGCTTTACCCACATCTTTAATATTTTTAGCTTGTGGAGCTTCAAGTCCCGCATTGATTGCCGCCATTGTTCCAGCATTACCAACTACACCAGGAATAAATCTTTTAGCTACTGTATTTGTACCTATTTTCTTAGCTAAAGCATTTTGCAACGGATTACCTACAAATTTACTAGCTCCTGAATAAAGAGTATCACCAATTCCCATTGGGTTAATCATAGCACCACCGACAGAACCTAAAGTATCGGTTAAAAAATTAACTGCTTTATTGCCTGTGTCTATTTGATTTTGAACACCATTTCCAAAAGTCATCATGTTTCCAGCCGATTGTGAAGTTCTTGCAAGTCCTTTTAAGAAAGGATTCTTAATTAAAGCATTATCCTTAGCCTGTTGCTTATCTTGTTGTATTCGATATGCTGGGATAGCTTTAATATCATGCTGTGTAGCCGCATTAACCTTATTCATAAAATCTGAATGTTGATTAGCTGAGTCATTAAACTGACCTTGACTATTCAATACTTTATTATAAGTATCATGCGGAGTAGTCAAAATATTAGGCAAAACATTTTTAGGAGCAAGTTGAGCAGGTGTTAGGTTTACTTTTAAAGGTGATTGCTGAATAGGAGTATTAGCAAAATGTAAAAATCCACTTAAAAGATTACTAAGGGTATTATTATTTTTTTTTATAGGAGCTGGAGCAGGAGTTGGTTTATCATATAAATGCTTTAAATCAACTTTTGGGACTGATGCTTGTTGTCTTTCTAATAAAGTTTTTTGTCTACCGTTCCCATTACCATTACTTATCCAATTAGTCATAATTTAATCCTCCTTAATCACCTTTTAAGATTGCATGATATGTACTACCACCAGGCATTAATGCTGCCTTTTGTCTTGCTGTTAAAGTTTCCATATTCTTTTTATTATCATTAACCCATTGAGCCAAATTCGTACTACTTAAAGCGGATTGTATTGCTTGTTGATTGTTAGAACCGCTTGACTTAGACGAAGAAGTAGATTTCTTAGTTGTTGTAGTTTTCTTTTTAGCACTCGTTTTTGCAGAACTTTTACCTGAACTGCTCGAACCCACACCACCACCCGAAGTGCCAATATTTGATCGGTTTACTGCTCTTGTTTCTGCTGCTTGATAAGCAAGCGTTGAAGCCTGAGTTGCAGAATACCCTTTGTTAACTAAAGTTTGATAAGCGTTAGCTAAATTTTGTTGAGTAACTTGTCCTGCTAATATTTGAGGTTGATATTTTAAAGTTAAAGCTGATATTTGATTAGTTAAACTCTGTCCTGCATTAGCAAGATTAAGTCCTGTCATTTTAGCCGCTTGTTCAGCTGGATAACCGGCATTAACTAAAGCTTGATAAGCTGATTGTAAATTTTGATTTTTAATACTTGCAGATTGTTCTTGACCAGCCATAGTTTCTGTTCCATCTGCTGTCTTGCCTGTATCTACAACGGCATCTCTACCTACTTGATAGTTATAATTCTTATCTATATTAGCTTGATCTACCGCTTGTTGATTAATAGTGTTATTTTGGGTCCAAACATTATTAGCCTGGTCTTGATTTTCATTATTAACCGTATTCTGATTTTGCCAATTAGTATTAGCATCTGCTGTTGTATCTCTACCGACCTGATAGTTATAAGTTCTATCCGTATTTGATTGTGCTAATTTAGCCGCATTATATTGTTGCTGTGCTGAAATTAATGATTGCATATTAGAAGCATCTATACTTGCATTACTTGAAGCTACATCGTTGTTATAAGCAACATTCATATCTCCTACTTGTTTTGCATTGTCTGCATATGCTCCTGCTTCACCTTTTGCCAAACTCCCTAAATTACCTTGAAGTGACATATTTGAAGCTATATTCGATTGATCCATTGTTCCATTATTTCCACCCTGATTATTGTCTCCACGTTGAGCCATATATTCTGCAAAATTTCTAGCGGCAACTTGATTGTCTGTACTTGCAGCATTTCTTTGAGTTAAATATTGTGGTTCAATTTTCCCGGCCGCTGTAGATAAATCACTTGTATTTTGGTCATGTGCCTTTTGAAGTCCAGCAAGTGCTGCGGCTTTTTGCGATTCTCCTAAAGCTTTTATGTCATTAGTAGGATCATAAATTGATATTGGATCCTGTTGCGTTTGAGGTGTAGAAACTATAGGTGTATAAGTCTGAGGTGTATACGTTGATTGTGCCTGAGTTGTAGATTGTGGTGTAGGTGTTGTAGTAGGTGAAGCACTCGCATAAGCACCGCCCAAACCATCCTCTGAATAATTACCTATAGGAGTTGTATACCCAGCCGCTTTCCCATATTGATTATAATGTTGCTCTGCTGTTGTAAAATCTATTGAATGACCTTGAAACGCATTGTCCTTTAATGCTTGTGCAACTTCTGGATGAGCAGTTAAATAAGCATTAGTATTAAATACAGGGTCAGTATAAGTTTTAGGTGTAGTTGGATTAGCTAAACCATAAACTGCTGGTGGTGCGGTACTTGTTAAGTCTGCCATATATTAAACCTCCTTATAAAAAAGCACCCTATTAAAGAGTGCTTAGAATTTAATATTTAAGAAAAAAGGACAAAATAAAAAGACCTATTAAGTCTCTACTTTGTCCGTTTAATTAAACTATTTCTGTTTTTGCGGCTATTTCTTCTACTGTCATTTGCGGAGTTAAAAGTATCATGTCACATTCAGTTTGTGTAATTCTTGTAGGTACTTTACTTTGGACGTAAACTTCATCAACTTTTCTCATTATCCACATATTTAGGATAAATGCATACGCTGGACTATTCATTTTATCACCTCCTTAGATTAATATTGACATTATATCCTCTAACGCTGATAAACGTTCACTTTCTGTTGGCGGTGAAACTGTAATAATTGGCTGAGTATCATCAAAAATAAGATAGTTACCATCAATTAAGTTTTGTTCTTCAATTAAAAATTTATCAGTATTTTGTGTTATAATCGTTGCCCTATCATCAGCATTTATATATTTAACACTTATTTTCATTAAATACCTCCTATAATAATTTTAATGGTGTATCTATATTTGCGGCTTTAACTAAAAATAAACTAAAACTAACAGAAAAAGTAGAGTCAAGTCTTTTTATATATATTTGAAGTAAATCATTTGCTTTCCATCCTTTAATATCTTCACTAAAAGCAACGATATAAGTAGGGTTTAAACGTTCTATACCTATTGGAATACCGTTTCTATATATTTGTGCATATATAGTAGAAGGAGTACCACCTGTTAATGAAAAACATATTCTTAAATCTCCACCTCTAAGTAATTGCAATTCCTTTGCTTTAATATAAGTTCCACTAGTACACGCTGTTGAAGTAGCATCTGAATAAATTACTCCGTTACCTATGTTATAATCATTAGGAGGAAGTTCCCCTTCCCATGTAACACTCACATTACTTATAGTAGGACTTGTATCAGTAACTAATAACCTCGTTAATGTCCATTTAACATTTATTATAGGATTAACAACAAAATCTATACTTGATAAGTCTGCTATTGATGTAATATTAGATAATAGTAAAGTCGTCCCATCTGATTTATAAACATTACAAACTATCGTACTACCACTTGCAACTGTAGTTTGTACCCATTTTACATTACCCCATTTTTTAATATCTGATGGTGATATTGTTTTTACTACTGTGCCTGTTTTTGTAGAATAAATAGTTGCTACAGAATAGACACAGCATCCTGTTGTAGTTGTATCATTATCATTATTTAAACCACCTGTTATATTTATTTCAGTTGAAGTATAAGGATAAGTTACAGTAGCATTCCCTATCATAAAAGAAGAACCATTTCCATCTACTGCAATATAATAATCAGTATTTGAAAGAAAATTATATACTATATTTATTATATCTGATGAAGTTTTTCCTGTTATATCTATTGTTAGCAAAACAGATTTAGAAGAATTTAAAACATATGCTTTAGTACACCCTACAGCAAGACTACTTAATACAAATTTTATACCAATAGGATTATATCCAGCATTAATGTGAACCTTTAATCCACTCTTACCAGGATACGAACTTGATGCAGTATCTTGTACTCTCGTAGCTGTTGAACCAATTGCATAATCCAAATCAACAATTCCATTTGTAATTTTAGTCATATTTAATATAACACTATCTAAACTAAAATCACTTTGGTACCTTCCATTATCAGCATCTTTGCTTGGTGGTAAATCTACAAAACCATAACCAACTTCTTGTTTTTGTAATACTTGCCCTGTAATTGCGCCTGTAGGTAAATGTTTTGTCATATCTACTATATGTTTAGCAAAATTGTCTTTAATTTGTCCATCAGCATTACTTAATTTAATATCGGTTAAACTGCCATCAGGAAGTTGCCCTAAAACAACCCCTTGAAGCTGATCTGCTAAATATTGTTTATTGTCATTACAAATTTGTAATAAATACTCTTTATTATCATCGCTAATACCTTTTAATTCTGCTATTGCATCTTGAATAAACAAAGAATTTAAGTCCGTAATCTCAGATATAGGAATATTTGCAGCTATTAAATCAGGTATTAAAACATTGTTGATATAATCTTTAATACTATTACTTGCTTGGTCGAATTTAATTTTTAATTGGTCTGATGTTATTCCTGTAACATCGTTTGGCTCGTCATCCAAACCTTGAATAATATTTAAATCAGTATCTAAAGTTGTAATCATATTTTACCTCCTAACCGTATCAGAATATTTATACTCAAAATTATAGCAACATCAGTTAAACTATCACTACTTAATACTAACTTTAAATAATCAAAACCTTTGGCTTTCATGTGAAGTCTAAAAGGCTGTGCATTATATGAAGTTTTGAAGCTAAAATGTTCAAAATCACAATGTTTAAAAGTAATTAAACTATAATAAATAACTTGTTTTTCACTTGTACCTTCATTATTAGTTATTACATTTATAGCAACCTTACTCTTAGAAGTCGGCTTTAAACTAACCCATAATTTACTCATGTACTTTTTTAAGTATTCTGCTCCAAAATCATAAAAACCCATTTCCCAAGTAGTTTCAATCACATTTCCGTTATCTGTTCTATTATCATCGTCAAACTTTTCAATACTTCCATTTGTGCCAAAATATAAATCACCATCAATAGTAATAAAACAAGTTGCAGTAACATTATTTCTTTTATACCATGTGTCATTAAGATAATTGTATATCCAAACTATTGAACCTATATTAATCCAATACTCTTTTTTCTCTTGCCAATCTGTAGTTATTGCAGTTGATAGGTCAACAGAATCTAAAGTGTCTTGTACTCTTTGACTTATAATTTTCTCGTTATTTTCTTCTCTAACATTTGAATACCTTGATGATAAATACCACTCTCTAACACCTTTATAAAGCGTTAAAGGATTATTATTTATTATTTGAACTTGATTATAAGCTACATTCCCTACACTATCATTTAATTCAAAAGAGGGAAAATCAGCTATAACATTACCTAAAGCATCAATTATTGTAGAATAATTAGAATATCTTGCTCCGTTTTCCATAAATATCTTTTGACTTGAATATTGCCTTACAATGCTTGTAATAGCATATTGTCCATCGCCCTCGTCATTATATGAATTGGCTTCAAAGTATTCAGCCGAAGGTATTCCTGCTGCAAGTCCTGACCAAAATCGTCTATTTTTAAAATTAACATTACCCCATAGAAAAACTCTTGTATCTGTTTCTCCTGAGTAATCCATACTAAATCTGCAATTCTCAATATAAGCTCTATTACCTAAACCTTTTGTCCATCCTATATCAACATTACTTGGTGTTCCTGTAATTGGAGCAGTTACAAAAGTTACTATTCCTGTAGTTAAATCAACCGTATAATCAGTTGTTAAAGTCTTTAAAATTCCATTAACTTTAACAAAATCTAAACTTGTAATAGAAGTTTCTGCAAGTTGGAAAGTCTTTGCTGTTCCATCAGGAGAAAAACTTTGATGTTTCATTCCGTTTAATAAATTAATTTGTTCAAATAATCTTCCCATACCATCATTAGCAACGGAACCAATACCACCACTAGGAGGACAACCAACCGCAATTAAAGGTCTATATCCTGCAACTACTGCAAAAGTAGTACCATCAAAACTCTTATATTCTGTGCCGTTATTTATATAAACTTTATTTCCAAAAGGTATAAAACAAGTTGGTGCATCGGTTAAAATTCCAAGATCTGTTTTAGTACCATCTGAAAGTTTGCCACTCCATAAATGCCCATTATTAGCAAATAAAAAGAAAGGTACACTATTAAATTTACCATACCACATGCCCTGGACCTTGCCTGTAAGTCCTGAAAAGATAGTCTTATATCCTTCCATCCTTTTTAGCTGATAACCGCTTGTAACTCTCCAACCTACTTGTTTTGAAGCTTCACCCAACTTAAGACCATATTCTCCATCTACATTTTCATTGAGTCCTTTAAAAGCTTTAATTTCAGTTGGTGGTATTTCTTTCGGCACTCTGATTTTAGCCATTATACGCACCATCCAGTATCTACATTATTGCCATCATCTCCACCTAAAACGTCAACAATATCCTCAATAGGAGAAGGGTTTTTAATGGTGGTTATAGCTTTAAATTCGTCATATCTCTGATTGAAGAATGAAGCACTTGCTGAGTCCTCTACCAAAAGTAAATGTGCTGCTAAAAAGTAAGGTGCTGACATACAAGTAACTGCATCAGCTTGTAATACATTATCAAGAGAAGTTATTAAAACCGGAATAGGTTTATATACTATTCTTATAATTCCTTCAAACAAACTACTAACATATAAACTATTTCTATCTTCCCATTTATAATCAGTATTTTTTATATAATCTCCTGATGCTCCTATAGATATAATTTGACTAACATTTTTAAAATCTACTGGCATTGTTTGTTTTACCCAAGTTTCAGGAGTAGTACGAACACAAACTATTTCAAAAGAATTAAATAAAGCAGTAAAGTTCTCCGTTTGCCATAAGTTTAATATTGCTGGTGTTCTTGCTTTATATATAGCCGTAGTTGTTCCGTTAACTGCTCCTGTAGCTAACAACTCATCAATTAAACTAGCTGTGATATTAAATATATCTAACCCCGTCATTTTGTTAATCCTCCTTTGGGTGTTCTTTTCTATAATGACTAAGCAATTCCCCTTGATTAGTACATTTAAAGTCGCATTTTTTACAATGTTTCATATTTTCAATTTCATATTTAAAATGTAATTTAAGTTTTTCAATTAATTTAATATCTTCTGTTTCATATTCGCCTTTATCATCAAATTTGAATAAATATTTAAGTTTTCTTATTCCATTTAATTTAATTTGTCTTGAAACTGTTTCATTTACATTTCCGTAAAATTTCATAAATACCTCCTTCAAAAAGGAATAAGGGGAATTTCACCCCTTAAAATTATATAAATAAAGCTGTTACTGTTGCCTTTGCACTTGCATTTAAAGCAACTGTTCCTGAATTAGTAAGCACTACTTTAATTGTTCCATCGTCTTGTTTATATTTTCCTGAGTCAATTGTCATAGCATAAGTTTTGCCTGTAAGAATTGAAACAGGAGTTGAATCTGATGTACTCGCCCACATATCACCTTTTAACATTTTAGCTGTGATAGTTGCGCCTGTCCCATTAGTAACTAAAATGAGCATATTCTCGTCGTTATTTGGTACTGCAATATTAAAAGTTTCTGTATCTGCCGCTGTTGCTCCTGCATTAGTTGAAGCAATCATTTGTGAAGCTGAAACATCAATAGGAGTATTAACAGCTACCTTAATTCCACCAACTGCAAGACCTATTCCTGCTGCCATAATAAAACCTCCTTTAAATTAGATCGTTGACTCTGCTGCAAACGTTGCTGCGCCTGTAACTAATTCTATAGGTTTAACAACTTTAAAACCATAAGTATGAAGTCCTCTAACCGCTGTATCAAATGTACTTTCAAGTCTAATATCCTCAGACTCAGTAATTTGGTCTGCAAACGCTACTGCATTTTTAGAACCAGCCATAATCTGAGAAATTGGAACGGGAACTGTTCCTGTATTTTTAACATTATTGGTAGCATAAACATCAAAACCTAATTCTTTAGTATATGCTAAAGTACCTGTTCCATTAATACCGTTTTGAATTTGAAATTTAATTCCTGCAAGTGTTAATTTTAACTTCATCCAAGGAGGAAGGATCATCCACATTTCACTTTCTGGAACATTAGCCTCTGCTAATTTTTGTTGAAATGCGCCTAAGAATGAAAGTATATTAGCTGTAGTAATTGAAGCTGCTGTTACTGTGGTTCCTGCATTTGGATATAATGCCATTAGGTTTGTATCGCATTGTTTCTTAAGGCCATAAGCTGCTCTTTGTGCTTGACTACCCTTCATATCCATGTTAGCCTGTACTTTTTCAATATCTCCAACTTTGAAAGCGAACATATCTGCTTGATCTACTACAAGTGAAACTCTGCTGTCTTGTAAGTTTTCATAAGTTATTGCTACTCCTGTATACTGAGAAATAGTTGGATCAGCAAGTCCTTCAAAATAAACTGTATCTCCACGTTTTTTAATTTCTCCTGTAAATTCTGTGGAACAAACTTGTCTTGCAATAAGATTGTCCTCTAAGGTTCTCATTATGGTGGCTGCCCAGATTTTAGGTACGAAATTAGCTGTACTCATTATATATCATCCTCTCATTTATATTATTTTTTATTCCAACTTCTCTGTGAAGTCATTACATTTTTATAATCTTTTTTAATTTGTTCTACAGACATTTTATTAACTTGTTCCCTGGTATAAAGAGTCTGTTCACTTGTACCGTTTCCAATTACACTTCCTGTAGAACTTTCTGCATTTTTCTCGTTAGCTGCTTTAGTTTTTAAACCTTTTTCATATGCTGCTAATTTAGTCTTTAAAGACTTATTCTCGTTTATAGCATAAGCAACTTTTAATGAAGTACCTTTATTGAACTCTGTCCAAACTTCTTTAGGTATATCATCACCTTTAATTCCAGGATAAGCTTCTGCAAACTCTGTAAACTGTTGCTGTTTTGCCTGTTCCTGTTCATGAGCGGCCTTATATTCATTCGCCCATTTAACAGTAGGATCCGTATTTACATAATCCTTAACTATATTTGGATCAATACCTTCTTCTTGCATATTCGCTTGTCTTTTAGCTTCGTCATTAGCTGCAATAGCCACATCATATTCAGCCTTAGTATTTATAGGTTTGTCTTCGAAAACATAACCCTGGGCCTTTATATAATCATCCACTGCTTGATTATTTGAAGCTACCTGTTTACTTTCATACTCTCTTCGTAATTTTGCATAGTTAGCGTTTTCTTCTTGCGTCTGAACTGGTTTTTCATCTACTTCAGGAGCAGCGACTTCCTCTTTTACGCTTTCAGTAGTTTCTACTGGTTTAGTAGTTTCTTCAACCTTTTCAGTTGTTTGTGGTTCAACGGTTGCCACTGGTTCAGCGTTTACTGAACTTTCAATTTCATCACTCATAATAATTCCTTTCATTTTAAAGTTTTTACGCTACTTCAAGCGAATTTACCGTATAAAAAAAGACACTCTAATTTGTGCCTGATGATTACTTAGCTTTTTTAGCTTTTTTAGCTTTTTTAGTGAATTTAATAAAAGCATTTTTAGAATCTGCAGCTGTTACTTTCTTTTTAGGAGCCGGAGGGAAGTTTGCCATAATACTTCCTGTACTTAACATAGATTTTGTAAGTTTAGGTGCTATGTTTTTAGGTGTAACTTTTTTAACTGTTCGTTTGGCTACCTTGTTGGTTGGAACTTTCTTGACCATTTTGTTGACCTCCTTGTTGTGGTGGTTGGAACCCACCTTGTTTCCCGACTTCCATTAATTGATTAACCGCTTGTTCATATTGAGCATCAGGCAATTTCTTTAACTCTGCCTGAATTTGTGGTGCTAAAGTTTCAACAAACTGCTTCATTTGTCCAAACGATAACTGTTGGTGTGCTTGGTTCAATTGGTCCGTTTGTTGTTGCATCTGTTGACCTTGCTCTTGCATCTGTTGCTGTTGAACTTGTTGCATATCTTCTGGACTAACCTTTATTCCAGCAAGTCCTAAGGCTTGTATCTGAGCCGCCATTGGCATATTAACAAACGGTATATTAATACTTGGCTTATCAGTTGCTACAGGTGGTTTCTGCGCTTTAATTTCATCTATTAATTCTTGTTTCTTAGATAAAATTCCTTGTGGTACTCTCTCTAAATATTGCAAGAAAGTAATCTTTTGAGAAGTTAATAGATTGTCTAAAGTTTGCATTGAAGCAATCTCTGACCAATAACTTGAAGCTCCTACATCAATTTTAAGTTTAAACGGAACATCTTTATATTTAGAACCATCAAACTGACCTGTTTTAGTAACATCATTTACTTTATAAGATATTGTTCTTTCAACTTGATATTTATTTATAATGAAGTCAAGCCATATCAAACCTAAGTCCTCTATGAGTTGATAAAATCTACCCTTTACTCCCTCCAAAGGAACGGATGCTTGTCTTTGCACTGCTATTATTGCACTCGTATTCTTAGGATCAACGTTTCCAAGTGCTGAGTCATTTGCTCCAACTAATTCTTTTGTCAAATTAACAACTTTATCAAAGAATTCAATAATCATATTACTCATTTGGCCAGGTAATAGTTGCTGTACTGCATTTCCAACATCACCCTCGACTCCAATAGCTGAACCGATTGCATTATTCCAGGCCGTAATCCTAGTTTTATCATAAATTGTTTTCCCAAAAGCTGTCATTCTCATATGATAAGCAATATTTGAAGCCATTTGATTGACAAGTATTTGATTAGGAATAAGGCCACTAATTTCAGCTTGACCATGATATGAGTTTTTAAGTAAGTCCCAATTTGCCCAAGCAATAGGATATAATTTAAGGCCTGTATCCGTCTTTTCTTGAATAGTAGCTGATTTAGTTACTATCTCCATAAACACATGATCTTTTTCTTTCCATAGTTTTATAAGATAAAGACATTTATTAGCAACATCTAACTCAATTTTACCTCTATCTCCTGCTTGGTCTTGTATTTCCAAGTCTGAACATATCTTATCAATTTCATCTTTACCTATTCCATTTGCCTTAGCTTTGTCCTTAAGGTTGTCAATTAAATCTCTGCCACCAATAAGTATATAAGGTTGTGATTGTACTTTATTATTGTTAGGATTGCCAAACATTACGTTTGATCCATCCACTACCTCAGTAACAAAATCACCCATCACTTTTACTTTTTTAGTTTTCATTTGTGGCTCAGGTATCTCTTGCGCGGGATCCGTATTTAAAATAGGTGCATTAGATTGCCCTTCTTGTTGAGGGTCCTGAGTTGGTGGCTGTATAGGTTGTGGCTGTTCTTGCTCTGGTTCTACACCGTTAGTAGAATATGAGTCAATATCTTTATTCCAGTAAGTATAAAAACACATATCTCCTGAAACTGCGCCGTCTAAAAGAATTTCTCTGATTAAACTATCCATTTTAAGTTTTTCCCACTTAACTTCTGAATAGCCTGAGATCATATCACACTCTTTTTGAAGTTCTTGCTCTGCTGGATCGTCTGAATTGTCCGCAAGATTTTCTATACCAAATTGCATTTTAGTTTTGGAACTTGTAACCGAAGATATTTTATAATCTACTATCTGTTTCAAAATATTAAATACAGGTGTCGGCAAACCATTTGCTTTAACTCCGTACCATTGATTATTAGAATAAAATCTATAATTTTTATCTACGGTTGGATAATAAGAAGGACTCAATCTGTTATTATAATTTCTGCCTTTAAGATATAAGCCGTATTGATCTGTTATTTCTTCCATCTACTCACCTTCTTTCATTTGCGACGAACCATCATAACGCATTATATTTGCCATACCTTCCGCAACTAAATCATCTTTTGTCTTAATTTCTTTGTTTTCAATATGATTTTTAATAGCTTTTATAGGGTTTAAGTTAGGTACTATCTTTTCAGACATTTGTTTACCATGCTTGATCCCTAAACTATAAGCTGATATTGTGCATAAAAAAAAGACTAATCCTAAAATTAATCCTGTAACCATCTTACCAACCTCCGTTTATATAACTCTCTGTTGCCTCTACTGAATCGAAAAAATTAACTCCTGGTCTTTCAGAGTTAAAATTATAAGTAGGTTTTTCTTGTGGAGCAGAATAAGTTTTATACTTTACATATTCCGCAAGTCCTGTAACCGCGTCAGGTGCATCATCATGTTTATTATTGCCCATCTTAACATACGAAGTTAAATATCTCATAAACTTGTCATAATCAGATCCAACTACATAATCACTACGGAAGTAAAAATATTCTTTGATATATCCTGCGTTCATTAATATTCTTGTCTCTTTGTTGCTAGTGGTTACTTCATCAATGACCATGCACGGAGATTTACCCCGAATTAATGACCTTATATTTCTTGCAAAAGCAGTTCCACCGTTATTAGACTCAATCTTCATAATGTCACATTTAGTATCTATACACATTTGTGCAACCAAAGGCTCCGTTATTTCTACACCATCCTGTGTAAATACTACATCAGTAATATAAGTATACAATCCAAATTTCTTGCCTATAGGTGAACATAAAAAATCTGCCCCTCTATCTGCTGTATCTGTAAAGCCTAGGGTTCCATCAGGTTTTTTATTAACACTGTTTCCGTCTTTATCAGTTGTTTTTAATTCTTCTAAAGTGAACCGATTGAGTGCATCACTAGGAAATAACAATCCTTTTGACTCCACTGGGTGCTGCATATACTCAGCTTCAAATATAAACTCATCAGTAACTTTTTTAATTGCCATATACTCTGCAGTTGTATGGACTTCATCACAAAAACTCTTACCGTATTCATCTAAAGCTGGAATATTTATAACCCTATAATCAGGATCATATTCAGGTGAAAATTCATCAGTTAATCTTCCAATACAATCGTGGCGAGTCCATCTTGTAGCAATATGTATCTCGGGACAATCAACTTCCAACCTCGATAAGTGAGTAGAAGTATACCAATTCCATGTAGCTTCTACCGTGATTTCTGATAATGCTTCTTCAATATTTTTAATTGAGTCATCAAGTATTGCAACGGTCTTGCAACCAAAGCCAGTAATCGCGCCGCCAACTCCTGCGCAAAAATATGCTGTTTGTGTATGCCCTTCTAAGCTCCAACCATCAACCGCTGAACTCTTAGAACTAATATTAATATTGAATATATTTTGATACTTTTCAGAGGGTATAATTCCGTCTCTAATATCTTTTGAGAATTTTTCAGCAAGTTTTGCAGCATATGAATTTCTCATAATACTTCCCTCTTGATGTTTCCCAAGTAACCAAGCGCAAAACAAACTCGTAATATATGACTTTCCAGCTCTAGGTGGTAAAGATATTGCTAACTTCTTAATAACTCCATCGGCAATTTCTTGTAACGCTTCAGCTATAAGTTTTAAATGTGGCTTGCCAGGAGTGAAAAATTTGCTGTCCATATACTTACAAAATGAATAAAAATCTTGTCTGCATAATTCTCTTTGTACTTCTAAAGCAAATTCTATTTTCTGTTCTGCTGTTAATTTCATCTAATCACCTTTAAATTTGATAAAGCTTTAAGGCCCTTACAAATTCCTTTAGCCATTTTATCAATTTCTTCAGGCTTACTTAATTCATCTAAAGTTTCTTTAAATGCTTTTTTTAATTCTGGATTTTTTAAAAACATTTTTCTTAAAGTTTCTCTAGAATGTTCTAACTCTTTTTTATTATCAGACATTTAATCACCTTTCCAAAAATAAAAAATATTTTTTGTAGGACTAAAACATTTGTGGAAAATATAAATTTTGTTATGGTGGTATATACTACAGGGGTACCGCCGGCAAAAGTTGCCCCACCCCCAATCCTGTGAGTGATTGCAAATGGTTTATTGGTTTGAGATATTTCATTCAATTTATTCAGCACCCCCACCCCTGCCAGGAGTAGAACGCGCAGCATACACACACAACAAATAAAAGAAAATAAAAAAGAAAACAATAAACATTATATATTGTATGCATGTATAGGGTAGGTAGGGTAGGTAGTACATACACCCATCATATAGGACCTATCATATAAGGCCGCAACATATGGACCCACCTCATACAACCCTTGATATATAGCCGTTCATAATGTAGCATCGTCGTAACATGTGCATCTGCATCAAATCAAAGTGCGACAATCTGCAAATGAGAATGGCTAAATCGCAGTATCTATTAAGGATCCTGGAGCATATAATGTAATCAGGTAGATAAAAAAGGATTAAAGCTTTTATACTTCAATCCATACATTACCGGTTATATTCAATTAATCATCCGTTATTTCTAGTGAGAACCGATTAGCGCAAAACGTATATTTAGCGAAGTTGGGTTATCATCTAGCCTATAAAGTGCCTTATATCAACGTTTTAAAGGCATCATTCTCAGTGTTTATGCATTACTATTCATCAATTTCTGAATGTTTAATCATTCTCATAGTATAATATTCTCTTTCAAATAATCGAAGTTCATCAGTTATTTGAGCAATATTCGTTATTTATCGTCTTTTGACATTTCTTTTAACTCTTCCACACTGAAACTGCTTAAATCTATAACCTTAACTGTTTGCACTCCTGTAGTTGTTACTTCTGTTTTATCTTTCCAACCATAATTCTTCAATGCAAATATAGCTCCAGTTGGGTTATTAGCAAACAATCTTTCCTCTGCATAATGCTCACATAACGCTTTAAGCCTTTTAACGGGGGTGGAAAAGTCTTGTAAATCAGTATCATAAGTACCTTTAGAATACTCGTTTAAAACGTCTCTAGTAGTATCTAACGCAATAGCCACACCAGTTACAGTCAAGTGTTTACCTTCATCAGACATCTTATTAATATAATCCATACCAACCTTATACATATCATCAGCATTAGTAAACTTTCTAGGTCTACCTGTAACCATAATATATCACCTCTCTTATATTATAATACTTCCCAATCATCAGCTAACATATCAGTTTGACTAGGTAGCCATGGCACTCTACATCTTGGAGCATCAACATTCTTAGTCTGTAATCCTGTAGTATCTATAAACAAATAAGGTCCTGACATCTTACTATTACTATCTGGTTGCTGTAGTTCTATAAATATACCTTTGCCGTTCCAACCTTTACGTATTAGCTTCTTACCTAACTTTAATAATTGTAATGCTTGACTAAAATTCATATATATACTTCCTCTCTTTATAATATTTTCACATTAAAAAAGAACACCTGGTTAAACAGAATGTTCTCTTTAGGGATCTATAACTAATATCATTATATCATGGATCCTCTCGATAAAAGTGTCGTTAAAGTGTCGTCTTTATATCATTGAACTTATATGTTTAATACGATCATAACTTAAGTGTAAGTTGCTTGCGATGGCTTGTAGTCCATATCCTTCAACTAATTTTAAATAAGCAACATCATAATTAATTCCTTTTAAATCTTTTAATCTTTCATCTATACTTGCCTTTGTTGAATATAATCCTCTCAGAATACTTTCCTGTAAAAATATCATGCTATTAAGTTTTTCCATTTCATCTATCAATTTTTCATAGTCTGTATCATGCAGCTCTGGTTTCCCACCATGTATCGTATCAGCATCCAAATACGAGGTCCCACAACTATAATTTTTAGGTGCTTGCTTTAATATAAATTTTTGGATAAGTCTTAAATTACTTTCACAATTGAATTTTATATTTTCATTAATTTCTATTAGCTCTATAAGATTTTTATAGGTTTCTTTCATTTACTCAACTCCTAATTTAAAACCATTTAGTATTTCATCTTTACTTGCATCTGGAAGAAATAACATCAGAACACTTAATTTTTTAACGATTTTCTGATATTCTGGTATGTAATTATTAATAACAGTTTCTATCGCAATATTTGGATTATCTATATATAACTCAGCTTTCTTTTCTCTTTTCAGCAATTTGTTATACATAGTTTTATATTTTATGTCCATATTTCTTTCTCACTCTTATGCTCTTCGTGTACTTGCACTGCGCTATTTGCTTTCAATATCAACTGATC